ATCATTTTAATTTCCAGCTAAAAATCTAGCATATGTCATGTACTCTCTTAATTGCCAAGTTCTGTTATTAATTTCTTTGAGAATTGCTTCACAAATAAACACGCATTCCTCATAGTAAGCTTTCTTTTCTAAAATTTTTATTAAATAGTCATCCGCTTCAAGATAAGTATCAATATTACCTTTGGTTCCAATTTTTAAGTCAAACTGTTCCCATCCGTATTCATCTAAAGTTTCTTTTGCTAGATTCCCTAGATAATACTCTCTACGAATTTTTTTCATTTTTGCGTGATCAAATTTTGATTTTTGTGCAGCAAGCCTATGCTGAGAAAGAATCTCTACATATTTTGCGTGCAAAAGAGGAGTGTTTACCAATTCTTGGTGCGGTTTAGATTCGTCAATTTGACTGTCATTTTTCCAATATTCTATAATTGTATCAAGTTTTATCATTTTAAATTCTCAAAATAAACATTACAAAAATATATAGGGTGTTAAACTAAAGCTATTTCATAACGTTTAAATCTAAATGTTGCGGTTGCTGTCATAGTTTTTTCTGAGCTAACTCTAACATCAAAAGGAATAGCTGACAAATATACAGGAAACAAATCTATAAAATGTATTCTTACTTTAGGTTTATCATTTGCGCTTAGAGTTGTTAATAGAGCATCGGCGTATTGTGGAGTGTTTATATATTCGTACTGTGAGAATTTAGAGAGTTTATCTAAATTTTGATAATCTTCAAATGCTTCAGCTTGCGTATATCCTTTAATCCAATAATAAATTGATGCCCAAGATCTCAATTCCTCATCAACAAGAAACTCTACTTCTAAATCTTCATATTCCATTTTATCCCCAGGAACAGCAGCATCTCTAAATGGATTTACCTGCACAGTGCTTTGTGAATTAACTCCTGGAAGGTTAGCAGCTTGACAAAAAAATTGTACTTCTGTTAATCTGGGTATCAAGAAAATAAATTTTGATGACTGTAATAAATCCGTATTACAGATATTTGTATCGTTAAGAGCCATAAAAAATCCTTATAATTTATTTACTTATATTTATAAAATTCTAAATACAAAAAATACTTTACTTTTTTTAATTTATATATTATAATATATGTGAACTTACAATAGGAGATATAGATGGTACAAGTTGTTGTTTTAAGACCGGAAGAGGTAACTCCAAGACCTGATTTGGTTGGTAAATGGCTTAATGAAAGTCATTATAAAATATTAGTAGAAGAAGATATGGATTTATATCTTCCCCCAGATTGCTCTGATTTTACTGCAGAGGAAAATTGCGATAATGATTTAAATTGCTCTGGTTGCGCAAAAGGTTTATCAGAAAAAAATATCGTGTTTAAGTTTCGTAAAAACTTCTTTAATAAAGAAGAAGCAGCAGCGGCTTATGCTGGTTTACGAGATGCAGCAGTTGAAACTCAAAATCGCGGTATGGCTGGTGGACCAAGAACTGCTACTTGTGCAGGAAGAGAATGGGTTACTGATGAACAATTTGATTTATTAGAATTTTTTGCTCATAAAAACTCAACCTCAGTATTTGGCGAATATAACCCTAAAGTTGATGTTGATGCAATTAGAGCAAAATATAAAAATTTAAAATGTGATGATAGTCGTGGAGTTGTTTGGTTAAGCGAAAAAATTAAAACTGAACAATTTGTATTTAATGATTTTATTGATAAATTATGTACATTAACTATTGATGAAGCAAAATCTGAAGCTCAACGTATTTTAGATAAATTTATTAGTAAAACGACTTATGCTAATGTTGTTAATTCTGGTATTGCTGGTTGGTATGATAGATATCCTAGAATTCCTTATGGTAGACCAACTACATACACCAGAGATAACGCAGAAAAGTTTGCTAAGTCGTATCCATTCTTAAAATCTTTAGCTAAAGGATTTGAAGATATGTTACCATGGCGTTACGGTAATCAAAAACGAGCTGCAGAATCAATTGATCATAGATTTGTTGTTCCGGAAACTCCATTTACAACAATTACTGTAAATAAAAATTTCCGTACTGCTGGTCATTACGATCCTGCTAATATGGAAGATGGATTTGCTAATCTTTGTGTTATGTCTAATAATGACCAATATGAAGGCTGTTATTTGGTATTTCCAGAAATAGGTTATGCTGTTAATGTTAGACCAACTGACTTGTTATTGGTAAATAATCAAGCTGGATTACATGGAAATACTGAATTAGTATTAAAAGATCCTGATGCAGAAAGAATTAGTATGATTGCTTTCTTCCATGAAGGTATGTTAACGCTAGGTTCTTATGATTATGAAAATACTCGTAGAGAATTTATTGATAGTCGTAGATTAAATCCCGATCACCCAGATCAAAGATATCGTTGGAATGGTATTACTCCTGGATTGTGGGAATCGCAAGAATGGGTAGATTATCTTTTAAAGCAACCCAATGGTAAAGAATGGTTACAAACCTACCATAAAGATTTATACGATACGCAATTTGGTAACACTTTGGAGAACTTTTTTTAATGTGTGCAGTTATAGGGGTTTTAATGCAAAACCCCTCTAATTTAGATTTTGATTTGATACATAAAATATTTTTAGAATCTAGTATTAGAGGGTTGCATGCTACTGGGTTATCGTATGTAAAAGATAATATTGTTCATACTATATCATTTCCAGTACCAGCAAATAAATTTGAATTTAATTTTTTAGATTATATAAACGAAGATGGAAATCTTTATCTTATTGGTCATTGTAGATATAGCACAAGTGATTTGGAATATAATCAGCCTATTTCTAATAAAAATATATCCGTAGTGCATAATGGAGTAATCACACAAGAATTGCCAGAAAAGTGGAAAGAATTATACGGATATGATTGCTCGACAAAAAATGACTCTGAATTGTTATTACATACAATAGAAGAGAATATTTCTCCATTAATTAAGTGGAAAGATAGTTCGTTGGCTGTTTGTACTCTATCAGCAAATAAAACATTACAAGTTTTTAGAAATGGTAAACGACCAATATACGTTACTTCTTTAAATAATTCTGTTATAATAACTTCAACTGAAAATATACCAAAAAGAGCAGGTATTAAAGAAAAACCAATAGAAGTTGCATTAAATACATATGTAACATATGATAATAATTTAAACAAAGTTTTTAAAGAAGAAATTATTGAAAATAGTAAAGACTTTCAACATTTATGAAAATATTAGTAAAACAAAAATATCTAAGAGGATTTATGTATGAATTATGATGTAGATGCATGGAGTTATGGAGTTGAATTGGAATATGGTGATTCATATAGATTTTGTGAATTGCCAGATGGTGCTGCTTGGAATGATAAAGATAATACATGCGTTAGTTCAACTGGAATTGGAAACGATCCTCATGGCAAATTATACTCATTTGGTGGAGAAATTAATACAAAACCAACTTATAGTATAGAAGATCAAATAGAACATATTAAATTAATTAACTTAGCATTATCTCCCGCACCAAACGTTAATTATAGAAGTAATTTACATATTCATGTAAGAGTTCCAGGTCTAAAAGATAATTTAGAAGATTGTAAAAAATTATTAAAATATATTGAACGATACCAACAACAAGCATTTGATATAGTTGAAACTATACCTGTACCAAATAAATCAACAATGCCTGCATTGGAATATACATGGGCTTTGAAACGAATGAAACGTCGTCATAAATCTCATCAATATAAATTACCGAAAAATAGAGTTGATGCAATGCTAGCAGCAAAAACTACTCAAGAATTTTACGAGGAACATGCTCCATTAACAGAAAAAGGTAGAATGTGGTATTTTTCCCCTAGAGCTGGAATTAACTTGAGACAAATGTGGGAAGAAACTAATACCATAGAATTTAGACATTTTCCTGGAACGTTAGATATGGTAGAAATGGAATCTTGTATTCGTTGGTGTCAACAATTTTTAAATGCAGCATTGAATTTAGATGATATTTCCCCTAGAGAATTTTATATGGAACAAGATTGGTCTTTTCCTAAATTTCAACCATATAATTTTGAAGCTGAACAAATATATCAGTGGACTAATTTTGATACAAATACTAAGACTGAAATATCAAATAGACTTTCTGCGTTAAGAAAGAGAATAGATATTGATGCAATAGGAACTATAACAGCAAAAGATGTATATCCTATTATGTTGGAATTACAGGAAAGTGGAATATGAAAATTTTATTCGTTTGTCATGGTAATATTAACAGAAGTGCTGCTGGTGAAATAATTTTACAAAAATTTAAACCAGATTGGGAAATTAAATCTGCGGCTTTAAAAGATACTAATGGCGGAGAAATAACTGCTAAAAAAATGCGATTGGCTCTAACTGAAAAAGGATTCCCTACTGATGGAATTAGATCAACACCAATATCAAAAGAGTTGGTTGATTGGGCTGATGTTATTTTTTATATGGACGATAGTAATGAAAAGCGGCTATTTTCTAAATTTGGAGTTGATGCTTCAAAGAAATCTATTAGAATTAGTAGTTTGATTGGTGAGGAAAAAATACCAGATCCAAATTTCGCAAAAGATAACGAACTACATAAGAAAGTTATTGATATGTTAGTTAATGCTTTAACAATTTACATTAATGATGGCGCGACTAATCCATGGATTATAGAATAAAACAAAATAGAAGAGAAGCATTTATTCGTTGGTACGCTTGGTCTTTAAAATATAATGATTGTGATCCAGCTGTATGGTTAACTAATTATTTAAATAAAAGGTTTGAACATAATTCAGAACAAAAAATATGGTTTTGTTGGTTATATAGCAATACATATCAATTACCTACATCTTGGGTATTATTAAATGAGTTTCCTGATTTTGAGTTAGTAACTTATGATAGATTAAATAATTGGAATACTGAAAATTATTTAAAATTGAGATATCAAACTGATACAAAATGGAATAAAGGGCATTTACCTGTAATGTTTAATTCTTATAAAGAATTTGTTTCTAATTCAACCCAAAAACAGGCTATAGAATCTTTTTATGGGCAAAATGAAAAAGAAAATTTTAAAAATTTATGGGAAATTGTAAATTCTAAATTTTATAAATTTGGAAGATATTCTACTTGGTTTTATTTACAGCATTTAAAATCAACAGCTAATATTAAAATTGAACCTACTTCTTTAATGTTAAATGATTATAGTGGTTCTAGATCCCATAGAAATGGTTTATTGCTGGCTTTGGGTAGAGATTCTGAATGCGATACGAAATTAACAAAAGAACAATATGATTACTTAGAACAAGAAGCTAGTAGTATTTTACAAGAAATGTCGCATAGATTTCCTAAATTAAACGACAATTTAGATTTTTTTACTATGGAAACTTGTTTATGTTCATTTAAGAAAATTTTTAGAGAAAAACGAGGAAGGTATCTTGGATATTATTTAGATAGGCAAGCAGAAGAAATACTTTTAGCTGAAAATGATGGTTGGATCGGTATTGATTGGAATGTTCTATGGCAAGCAAGAAGCGAATATTTAACATCAAATT